AAAGACCTAACTTAGTTGGTGTTGATGGGCAAAATGCGCCGTCTGTAGTTTCATATTCGTAAAATTCTAACACATCGTCAACTTCTAAAGTTGCCAAAATTTCTACAAATACATTATCGCCAAATATATAATCTCTGCCGTTAATTAAATGTTCACCGTTTAAGTATACATAAACAGCTTTATTACTCATGGCTTTTAAATTAAATGCCTGTGATATTGGATATATTTTAATTCTAGCGTCTTCAACAATATATTCTAATTTACTAGTAGCAGAATAAGCAAACATATCAGACAAATAGTACGGATTATTTTTTGGATGATCTTTATTCATCTGCTCTAGAACATAATCAACATGGAACTTTGGGTCCATCTCCATACCAGTATTACTAGCAGCTACTATAAAACTGCGTTTAAATTTTCCATAATCGTTTCTAGCTTGTTCAAGTGCTTTGAACACATTAAAATTCTTTTGTCCAAAATGGTACAGTGCCAAATTTAATGGTCCAGCGTGTTGTAAAAATCTAGTACCATAAGCAGCAACTTCTCCTAAATCACGAAGGTTGCTCGATCCTGGATAACTTCCAGAAAATTCTGTAACATTTTCTATAATAGAATTGACATGATCAATAACTTCGCCTAAAGTAAATTCATTTAAATTGTCGTTTAGCGGATTATTTTGTAAATTCAAAGGAACATCGTAATGGCCATTTTGATTTTTCTTCTGCTTTGAAAAACACTTTAATGTAACAACATCTGTTAATAAAACATTGTTAGTTAGATGAAGAAACTTTCTAACTACATCTTCCTGAATTTCAAATAAAGAAACATCTACACGAGTTCCATTAATATAAACTTTAACTGTTAAATCATTTAAATTCGTCTGGTCATCATACACATCAATAGGAAAATCATTAACTAAGCCTGAATTTTTAAAAATTCTTACTATTGGTTGAAGATTAGAAACTTCTGTTTTTGTCCATCCATTCACATAATCAAATTCTGTTAAAGAATTAATTTTTTTCAAATATCCAATATCTGTATTTTTTGTTTTTACATCTGTAACTACTTTATACTCAAAACTGTCATTTAGTAGATTAAACTCAAAAACGATATCTCCAACGTTATTAATATTTTTGTATGACAATCTAAAATTTAATGCAGGGTCGACTATACCTGTTTCAGCTATTTTATAAGAGAATAGTTTATTACCTTTGAATGTGTTACTATCATAAACAGTTGTGTCTCCATAACTTATTCCATTTTCGTCAAAAATATCAAATAAAGGAGGTTGACTTAAGTTTATCTTTTGCTGGCCGAATTTCCATTCGCTACCGTCAAACCAATACATATATCCTTGATTGTTGACTCCTTGATTTATAAGAACTGTTTCATTAGTCAACGGATCAGTATCTGATTCTTCTGTTAAATTAATTTGTCTGCGTTGGCCGATGTAAATTTCAAATTTATGAATATTTTCACCAATGTCATTTCCGATATTAAAAATATCAACCGGAACTGTTAACATCTTATCGGCATAAAGTTTAATTGTTAATGTATCTATTACAAATACATAATAAATTTGTCTGTTCTCTAATCCATTTATAGATGTATTACCGTTGTTTAAGTAAATGACTTTATCGCCTGTAATTAGAGCGTGAGGAGAATTAAAAGTAAACTCGTCAGTATTTTTATTAACTTGTGTTTTGGCGTTAAACAATATTTGTCTTGCAGGAACAATTACGTTTATAAAATTAACTTTAAAGATTTTATTTTTTACTAATCTATCTTGATCAGCAACAAATAATACTCGCATGCCATCTGTTAAATCAACTCCATCAATATTGTACCCTAAACTTCCTTCGATAGTAGAGAAAACATCCTTTGTGTAACTATCAATTACATCAACATTTTGTTTAGCTTTATGTCCGAAGTTATAAAGTTTTAAATCGGATTTAAATTCAATAATTGGTCTTTTTGCTCTTGCGTCTTGATCAAAGACTGGAACTTTACCATTTGCAATAGCAGTAGTTTCAATAACATTTTGATGGATCCATCTGTTATATCTACTCCAAGGATTACGATCTAATGAACCTCTACTAATAGTAATATAGTCTTTATTAGATGGAAACGCACTAGCAGTACTGAACGGATCTAAATCAAACCCCGTGTCATCAAATAATAATTCTTTGGAATCTGTATAAGTGCTGATAATTTCTAATTCAGACTCAGGTATTAATTTAATACCTGTACCTACTCCTTCTACATAATATGATCCTAGTCCATAAGACTCTGGGTTCAATCTTCCTTCGAATCTTATTTTCATTCCGTTAGAAATTTGAATATTATTTGCAGAAGTATAAGTTTTCTTTCCTAATAAATCTTTATCTAGATCCAAAAATGTATTTTCTTCAATTCCAAGAATATGGAAAACACCACCTGCATTTAAATCAGTTTCACTAACATAAAACAAAACGTCAGGAGCATCGTCAGGAATAGTAAATGTTATTACGCCATTTTGAATATTGTTATTTGTTACACCTTTGGTGTATCTATCAACATCTCCTGTTGTTCTCGAAGTTTTTATACTAAATGGATTATTAGGACTGTTTACTTGAAAATAATAAGTTTGTCCTCTATACAATCTTAAAGTAGGATTTCTTGTCAACGCATCTGGGCTGAACAAGAACGCATAATTATCACCTTCGTCTACTAATGCTATACTATAAGTACTGATAACTTCTTCTTGCTGTCCGTAAATTGTAACTGAATCAGGGCCATAGGGTAACCAGTAATAATTTTGAAAATTAACAAATTTATCCCAGTCGATGTAAGGATTCCAACTGTAAGACTCTTGTTTGTTTAATTTTTCGTGATTATCAACAATCCCTCCAAATACCTTGATTTGATTAATATGATCGATGTAATCTTTAAAAAAAGTAACATTTTCAAAATCATCTTGAATAATAGCCGTTGGCTCTAATTGATAATCTTGTCTAGTTTTATCAGATGCTTCTAAAAATATATCGTCAGATTTAACTGCTTTTGCGTTCTGTCTTCCAATATAGCCATTTACTTTTTTTACTGAACCAGGCTGTGTAAGTTGATCTAAAGTAGCTTGTAAAAACTTTTTATTGCCAGAAGTTCTAAAATATTTAGGTAACAGATCAACAGAAGACCTTGTTGAATTATTGTCTAATGGTAGACTCGGTTCTTCTTGATTCATATCAGACATTAATTGTTCTCCGCACTGGTAATCATTTGCTGTCCTGCTACAGTCGAACCAGCTGTAATTGCACCAGCTGCTTTCAACTTACTTGCAGTAATTGTACTAATAATTTCTATATCGTCCACAGTTGCACCATTTATAAAAATTTGATCTTTTTCTGATCTGATTTCATATAAGCCTCCAAAATTAATTGCGGCTTTCTTAGGCACAATAACAAAATTTACTATATATGGACTTAGCCTATTCATTACATAAGCAGCAAGTTCTGAAAAATAAAAATTATCTCCAAAATCCCAATTTTCTAAAGCAAAAAATTCATTAATTGCACTAAGAACGTTTGCTTTAGCATCGTTATCTGTTATTACAAGATCATTGTTCTTAACAATTTTAAATGTTGCTTGTAGGTCTTGCGTGGCTTTTTCTCCGAATAATATTTTGTATTTTACCGGATGATAGATAATTTCATCACTTACTGATTTGATGTTGTTTAATTCTGGGCTTAATAAGTTATACAAGTTATCAGAACTTGGCGGTAACGGTTCTTGAGTTAAAGTTCCATTTAACCATTGTCTAAAAGTTTGATCATATCTTCTAGTCAATATGTATATGTCCATAATGTTAGTAACACCTGGATCTATTCTAGATTCGTAATCAGCATTATGAATATACTGAAATTTTAAATTATCTCTTCCAACATATACGTGATAATCTAAACTCACATTAAGAACATTTTGTGTTTTATCGTATTGTTTGACAACATTTGTATCAACAAAATAAAAATGTTGTAGATCGTTGTATAAACTTAAATTGATAGCACTTTCAGATTCTAATATAATAACAGTATTATTTTTATTAGAGATCCAACGATAGTCCTCTTGACCTTGAGTAATTTCATATTTTTCTAATACAACAAATCTTGATGTTGGATCTACTGAAGGAACAACAATATCATCAAATATTAAAGGGTTATCAACTACACCGTCGTCGTCTGAATCACTAAATGTGATTTGAATTTTTTTAGTATCGACATAGCCATCGATTCCTCTAAATTCTTCTGTTATTTCCCACTCTCTATCAAAAGTAAAAGGATTTGATCCATAAGTACTATCTGAACTACTAGCTAAGTCCGTATTAATGCTTAACACTTTAATTTTATCTTTTACGATAGTATTACTTCTAGTATCGTAAATTTTATCACTTGCATCAAAATAAAATCTCACTTGCAGATCACTTTCAAAAATATATCTAAGTAGTCTACTAGTAACAGTGTATGATTCAGTATCAGTAGTAAATAAAATTAACCAGCTTGAATCAAGCTGCTGATTACTATTGTCTCCTTGCTTACCTAAACTAAAATTTTCTTTTAGATTTAAATTAGGTTCAAACACAATTTTCCACGATCTAGTTTCAATATCGTAACGAAGACCAAACGGCTTGTTTGAAAAAATCAAATCAATAACTGTACTTGATGTACTAGTATCTAAAAAAGTCCTCCAAGAAGGAATTAACTGAAATAAAATTGAACCAGTTGGTACAACATCATTTAATATAACAGGTCCAGATCCATCAGTTAGCTCACCGGTATTATTACTTGTGCCATCGCCTGCTACACTAACAATTTTAGTCCACAACGAAGTTGTTGTATTAGGAAATATAGGTAGGCCTGGCTTCAAAACATTGTTATCATTTTTGTCAAAATAATAGCCCGATGGTGCTCTAAATTCTACTAATGCACCAGTAGTTATAAATCTTAATAATGTGTTTGTATAATCGCCTAGTTTATAAGCAAATGCTAATTCTGTATCACCAATATAACCAGTTGACTGATTTGTGTCTTGCGATTTCGAATACCATGCAATGTTTAAACTAAGAACAAGAATTTTAAAAAATTTAGAATAATAATAGTCTCTTAATGGAATCGTTTCTAATAAAGATAAAAGCTGGTTATATACGATACCTTCTACATCTGTTCTTGTATTATAACTAAATTTAAAAAATTCAGTATATTCTTCTCTATATAGTATTCCGTCATCCGCAAACAAATTAGTCTTACTATATTTTCCAGTAGGATCAACTAAATCAAAATAACGACTAATACCACTAGCACTTCGATTAACTGCTTTAACTTTTACAATTTCTTGATTTACTCCTAAAGGACTAACATTATAATCTTCAGCAGTAATCATTCTATTCTGTGTATAATACGTAGCAGGTGCATTAGCTTTAATACTGTCATTACTTTCAGTTTCGCTGGCATTCGTAATAGAATACTGCAAATTCATTGTAACTGTAAGTGTTTCTAATTGTCCAGAATTGGAAAAATAAGGTACGTCTACACTAACATTTCTAATGTCTCTAGGATTAATTGTATAACTTAGTCCATTACTTACACGATAGTATGTTCTAAAACTTCCTAAAGGTAAATTACCAAATGTGCCGTCGCTAAACACTAAACTTGCACGATCTCCTGCTCGTGTAATAACTCCGTAAATATTACGAATAGATTTATTCAAACTATTATAGATAATATTATTTCCTTCTAAACTAGGAACTTTTTTCCAATATTCTGATTCTGCTCCATTTTGATCTAGTCTATATAACCAAATATCAGAGTTATTAATATTAACCGCATCAACATCTATAGTTTCATTAGTGCCTGGTTGTGTGATTTCGAATGTACCTTGATTCAACACTCCTTGTCTGAAGTGCATGAAGAAACCTGTATTTTGACTAGCATTGCCTTTGCCATCATTTCTGTATACAAATGCCAATTTATTACCTAGTGCAGGGGCTTCTTCATAAATTTCTTCACTATCTTTGAAAGTAGTAGATACTATTTCAAAAATCATATTTCGACCATCGACTGCTTTAGAAAAACTGTAAACAGGCACATCAATATTTGCACTTTGGAATCTATATTGCTCTGTAGGAATACTGTATACTTCTTTCTTATCAACAGCTTTTCCAAATTGAGCAGAAGTTGGCAAGGACGCATTTAGCACTCTAATAAATTGATCGTACCAATTTGGATTAGCCAAATCGTTCCATCCTACAACTTGTCCACTTAGGTTTCTTCCGTTACTGTCGAATATATTTTCAGTGGTAGAGATGGTACTAAACTTTAAAAGACCGCTAGCGCATATATTTCTTTTTGTATTATAGCCCAATAATCTGGCTAATCTTAGCACACTTTCTCTACGCTCTGCTAATTCTAAAAAGTTGTCTCTTGCATTTAAATCTGTTCGAAAACTAATACTTTGCCCGAGAAATGCAATCAAGTCAATAAGTGCTAGGAATTCACTAGATTCGATGTAATCATTAAAATCTTCGGGATAATTTTCTCTAATATAAGAAATCATTACCCTACGAAGATTTTCAAAGTCATAACTTTGGAAATCCGCATTACGAAAAGTTTGGTATATTCGTTTCCAGTCTTCTGCTACTAATAATCTGTTTTGTCTATCGGTTGCTGACATACGCTATTCCTCTGTATCTGATATTTAGCGTATTTTGAAATGTGCGTAGTTAATTAAAGATGCTGTTTGCTTGGTCGAATCTTAGCTGTAGGACTTCACTAATGTTATAAGGAAGATAAGTTAAAACACATTCTATCTGAATTCCACTTTCATAAGAAGTTACTATCACTTCGTCTGCTTGAACTCGCGGGTCATAGTTTACAATAGTTTCAACATTTTGTTTGATAAGTTGTTTCAAATCATCTGTTAAAGGCTCAAATAGAACATCCCATATAATCGTACCAAACTCTGGTTGTTCTAATCTTTCCCCTTGTCTTATATAAAAATGATTTAAAATGTCTTGTTTTATTAAGGGAATATCATATAAAGCATAACTGTTAGCATCCATACTAACACTACTAAACCCTTTATAGGTTTTAGACCCTGGTATTTTTTGGCTTTGATTGTTGCCCTTTAAAACAATCTTTTCATATAGTCTTGTATTGGATGTCATAATTTTATTTAATTAATTGTTAGATTGTAAAACCGCCGGTGTTTACTACTCCGGGCAGCGAACTAGCAGGGCGTAACTTTTCAAAAGTATCTGTGGAAGTAGTATATTTTTTCCAATACGAAGCTGCATCCTTTAAACTTGTACTTTGCCCTTCGTATCTTCCATCTACATCTCTATCGGTTTTCGAAGCTTTGACTAACAGCGGATCTAAATTTTCATGTTGTGGATAAGGCTCGTGAGTTGGCAGTCTTCTCATAATCAGATTACTAATGCTATCAGTATCAGTAGGCAATTGATGAGTTTTTAACTGTTTAGGTACTTCAGCGGTAGCTGCTGTAGCTGCTGCTGGACCATTCATGTCAATTCTACCGGCAGTCTCTACAATAGCACTTGCTCTAGTATGATTTGCTCCGCCAGATGTTTGGTAATTGTAACCGGTTGTGTTTAAGTTAAAGTTTCCGTTAATTTTTTGCTTAACATTACCTACAACTGTGCTATCTGAATTCTTCTTTACGTGAATTTTCTGATCTGCATCTACAATCAATATTTGATTAGCATTTACGTGTGTATGCATTTCACCTGCTACTTTTGTGTTAAAATTTCTACCTGCTTGCAAATTAATATCTCTATCTGCATAGAAGTTTAAATCTTGTTTACTATGGACACTGATACTATCTTCAGCGTAAATATCAATTTTGCCGTCGCTAGTTAACTCTATCCAAGCAGTGCCTTTAGCATTACCAATGTAAATTAAATCTTCTGAATTGTGTAATACAATTTGATGGCCTGTTCTAGTTCGCAGACGCACAAGTTCGTTATGCGGTCTAGTTACATCTCCCCTTTCTCCTTGCTCAACTGCTGCATACTCCGGAGGACCTTCGCTAGGAGATTTTTTACGTATAAACTTGTCATCACCATCATCCATTACAAAACTGGAACCACCTAGTTTACTAACAAATGCATCAACAATTTTATGTTCTCTTTTACCTAATTTTCCTTTTTTACCTTTTTTATCTACAGGCCCAGGTGTGCTAATTCCGAATACTTGACTAGGAGTTTCTCTCCTTGCAGAGCTTGTGGTGATACCTCTTATATCATCTTTGAGTAAACCTTGATTTTTAAGAGTTTGACTAAACGGATGCTCTGGTTTAGGAATTTGAGTCGGATCCTGACTAGTAACTCTGGCTACTTTATTATACTCCGCGACTGGCACACGTTCATCTAATCCAGAAATTTTATATTTTGTAGCTGCATATCCAGGAATCATGAAATTCATATTTTCCTCTTGAATGCAACCTAACCAATAACCTTTTCGAGGATCTCCTGCAATAAAAATTACCACAACTAATGTTCCAGGCTCTGGAGGTACGAACCACATTCCATGACTTTTTTGTGTATTGTCGTATGTTTCTGGACTTTGTGTTATGTAATCGCTGTTCATTGTTCCGTAAAACGGATTTAAATATTTTACAGTTCGTAACTGTCCTTCGGCATCTGCGTCGCCGCCAACTTCTCTAGCTATTTGTACCTGCAATCCCCCCATATAAGTAGGATCTACATTACTAACAACTTTAGCTATGAAAGGGCCGGAGTCGACTGGACTTTG